TGATAGTGGAGCAAATTTGGCAGCATATACCAAAATTGGTAGAACTGTACACATTCAAGGCAGCCTTTCAATAACTGGTGAATCTTCTCCAAACGGACAACTTAGAATATCTTTACCATTTACATCATTTGATAGTACTGATGATACAGATTATTCTTTTGGACACGGAAATTTAGCCAATCACGGAGGAACTCTTGCCTGTCAGAATATGAATTTCTTTGTACCAAATAATGTTTCTTATGGCAATCTGTGGTCTGTCAAAGAGGACGGAACAACTGCATATATTGACCATACTGATGTTGACACAAATTTTCAAATAAGTTTTCAGATGTCATACATCGCAGCTTAATTACTCTAAGTGGATTCTTAGAGCGGACATTTAATAACAAGGAGGAATGCAATGGCATTAACAAAAGAGATAATTACAGACAAGATTGAAGTATTAGAAATGGGGCAATTACAAGTACGTACAGCAACAAGAGTTATGGAAGATGGAGCAGTATTGTCATCATCATTTCATAGACACGTTGTAGAACCTAGCACTAAAGATAGTGGCTCTTGGGCAGACACAGACATTAGTGGTGAAGATGCTAGAGTACAGGCAGTAGCCACAGCGACTTGGACTTCAGAAGTAAAGACAGCCTATCAAGAAATGATAGACGCACAAACATTACCATAGGAGTAACGAATGGCAATAGTAATTAATGGTTCAGGCACAGTAACAGGATTAGCTGTTGGTGGATTGCCTGATGATATAGTAGATGCTGGAATGATGGCAGATAATTCTATAGATAGTGATGCCTATGTTGATGCCAGTATTGACAATGCTCACCTAGCAGACGATGCTGTAGGTGTAGCAGAGTTATCAGCCACAGGTACAGCGAGTTCTTCTACATTTTTAAGAGGGGATAATGCTTGGGCAGAAGCTGGAGGTGGAAAGGTATTACAAGTAGTTAATGCAGTTTAACAGCAGATATAACACCCTCTGCAACTTCGAGTAAGGTGTTAGTAATGGTTGGTATGAATTTCGGAATAACTGGAGGAAGTGGTGGTGTTGGTTCTCGTCTTATGAGGGATTCTACTAGCATTAGAGGTGCATCAGAGAAATCGGATGGACACGGAGCTGGTGAATCTAGCTATCACGAAGCGTGGATAGCCTTTGATTATTTAGACTCTCCTAATACAACTTCAGCTACAACATATAAGATGCAATTCAAAACTAATTCGAGTGGTCAAGCTGTTTTTACAAGCATTGATAATAATGTTTCTA